TAATTGGCCTGCACATTTATGGATTCAATGTTCTTACAACACAAAGCGTGGAGTACATAGATTAGGTGGAACTCCTTTTAGAGGAAACTATCCAGGTATTGGTTGGGATTGGGATCCTACAGATCAAATTTTTTGGACTGCTGAAAAACCATATCCATCTTGGGTAAAAGACGTACAAAAAGGTTCATGGGTTTCACCAATTGGTGATCCACCAGATTTAACTCAAGAACAAAAAAATCAAAACGCAGCCTTTACTCATTGGTGGGGTTATGTTTGGAATGAAACAGATCAAACCTGGGACTTGACAAATTCTGAAGCCTAGAATATAACAATCTTCTGTTATGCAGAAGAAAGTACTATCCGAACAAGCTCTTTATTATGGTGAAATTGAAATGCCAAAAGGATTTGAAATTAATCCTTTGAATCTTACTAATAATTTTTTTAAATCTCTTTATCATAAAAGAAAATATACTTGGTCAAAAGATTTTGATAAATTAAATTCTTATATAAAAGATTTTATAAAATTAAACTATAAATTAAATTTAGTTAATAAAGACTGTTGGACAAATATTTTTGTTCCAAATGAAACAACAGAATTACAAACTAATGTTGATCCTGTTGATTTAAGAAATTCACCTGATTTTACTTTACTATATGGAATCAATACTGTTAATTGTAAAATTAAAATTCTTTATGATGATAACAGACGTAAGGGTAGAGATTGGACAATAGAATTAAAAGATAATAATTTTGTTATGTTTCCATCAACTAATATGTACAGTATTATAAATAAACAGAAAGAATCTTTAAATTTTGTACAGACTATAACTTATGAGTACATTTAATTTTGAAATTGTTTTATGAATTTAAATGATTATTATTGGTCTTTTGTTTCCGCAGTACCACCTAGATTATGTGATGACATAATTAAATTTGGTTTATCTAAACAAGAAATTTTAGCTACAACAGGGGGCTTTAAAAGTGCAGAAAAATTAAATAAAGATGAATTAAAAAAATTAAAAGTTAAAAGAAACTCAAATATTACATGGTTAAATGAACCTTGGATATATCGAGAGTTACAACCATATGTTAATTTAGCTAATGAAAATGCAGGTTGGAATTTTCAATGGGACAGCTCTGAAGTATGTCAGTTTACAAAATATAAACTTAATCAATACTATGATTGGCACAATGACGCTTGGAAAAAACCATATTCTAAGTCAGGGCCAGATTATGGAAAAATTCGAAAACTATCTATGACTTTACAATTAACAGATGGTTCAGAATATGAAGGGGGTGAATTAGAATTTGATTTTAGAAACTATGAACCCAATATGAGAGAAGAAGCCAAACATTTGAAACAAGCAAAAGAAATACTTGCAAAAGGATCTATTGTTGTGTTTCCTTCATTTGTATGGCATAGAGTTAAACCAGTAACGAAAGGAGTGAGATATTCATTAGTCATGTGGAATCTTGGATATCCATTTAAATAATATGGAAAAAGCATTACATTTTAATACACCTATTTGGGCAGAGTACAAACCAGAGTTTGTTAAATCTTTAAATAAAGCATCGGACAAATATATAAAAGAAGCTAAAAAAAGAGATAAAGAATATATTCAAAAATTTGGTGATTTTGGAACATCTTACCATTCAACACCTCTTATAGGAGATCATGATTTTATGGATTTAAGAAATTACATAGGTCAGAAATCTTGGGAGTTTTTAGATCATCAAGGTTTTGATATGAATATGTATCAGCTTATGTTTAGCGAGTTGTGGGTACAAGAATTTGCAAAAAAGGGAGGGGGTCTTCATTCAGCTCATATACATTGGAATCAACACGTATCGGGTTTTTATTTTTTAAAATGTTCTGAAAAAACTTCTTATCCTGTTTTTCATGACCCTCGAACAGGTGCAAGAGCTACAAAATTAAAAATGAAACCAGATGATAAAATTCACCTTGGAAATGAGTTAATTAATTATAGACCAAGACCTGGTTCATTGGTTATTTTTCCAGGATATTTAGAACACGAGTTTCTTGTTGATCATGGAAAAGAACCTTTTAGATTTATACATTTTAATATACAGGCAATACCAAAGGAAATTGCTAAAGATGTTTGATATATTTAACTCTTATTTAGATACACAATTATTTTCTTTTAATACTGAAGAAATAAAAAATAAAATATTAAATTTAAAATCTAAAGATAAAGGAAGAATAGTAAGTAATTATGGTGGTTGGCAAAGTAAAAGTTTTGAAAAAATAGATAAAGATTTTAAAAGTTTATTTAATAAAATAGATTCATCCGTACGAAAAATAGAAAAACATTTAGGTTTAGAAAAAAAATTATTTTTTTCAAACTATTGGTGTAATATAAATAATTCTGGTTCTTTTAATAGACCTCATCAACATTCTGGTGCCATAGTATCAGGTGTATATTATGTAAATATACCTAAAAATTCTGGAAACATAGTTTTTATGAATCAAAATTTAGATAATTTTTATCAACCAATAAAAGAATATAATAAATACAATTCTACGAGTTGGACTGTAGAACCAAAAAATAATTTGTGTCTTTTATTTCCATCTTATTTAATGCATTACGTTGAACCAAATTTAAGTAAAGAAAAAAGAATTAATATTAGTTTTAATTATGGATTTTAAAAAAAATAAATACGCAATAATTAGGAAAGCAATTGATAAAGATTTAGCGACATTTCTTTACAATTATTTTTTAATAAAAAAACAAGTTTATGACACTTGTATCGAAACAAGATACATATCACCTTATGAAAATGCTTTAGGAGAATATGAAAGAGGTCCGAAGGCACAAGTAGCTGATACATTCGCTCATTATTCAGACGTTGCTATGGAAACTTTAATGTTAAAGTGTCAGCCTATTATGGAAAAAACAACTAAATTAAAATTATATCCATCATATACATATGGTAGAGTTTACAAAAAAGGTGATATTCTTAAAAGACATAAAGATAGATTTAGCTGTGAAATTTCTACTACTATGAATTTAGGTGGTGATCCTTGGCCAATTTATCTGGAACCGTCTGGGGAAACAGGTAAAAAAGGTGTTAAAGTAGATCTTAAACCTGGAGATATGCTAGTATATAGAGGATGTGAATTAGAACATTGGAGAGAAAAGTTAAAAGGTAAAGAATGTGTTCAAGTTTTTTTACACTACAATGATGTAAAAACAAAAGGTTCAAGAGAAAATATTTTTGATGGAAGAAAACATTTAGGACTACCTTGTTGGTTTAAAAGAAATGAAATTTGATTTTTTTCTTATAAAAAAACTTTTTTGTTTAAATGACGTAGAAATTATATATAACACAATGATTAAGTATTCAAATCCTTCTTACACATATAATTCTGGAAAAGTAAAAAGATCTGTAAATTATAAAATAACAGATTATGAGTATGTTAAAAAACAATTAAAAAGATTAATCGACAAAGTTCATGAAACTAATAATCTACACTTTGGTTATGATTTATATCCTATTTTAGATTGTCAAGGTATTCATCTACATGAATATTTACCAAGTGAATCTGTTGGGTATGATTGGCACACAGACAGTAACTTAGATTTTGCTAAAGACACTAAATTAACTGTATTACTTAATTTATCTAAAGAAAAATATGAAGGGGGTGAATTAGAAATATTTAATTGTGATAAAATAAATTTTAATGAACCAGGAGATGTTTTAATATTCAAATCTTTTATACCCCACAAAGTACATAAAATAATAAAAGGTACAAGAAAAACATTAACTTTATGGATGCATGGACCTTGTTTTAAATAATGTTAGAATTTTTAGAAGATATAAAAAAAGCAACTCCCACTCAAAAGAAAAAAGAATTATGGGACGTAGAGGGAATATTAAAAGATAGATTAAATCAAAAACTAAAATTTGATTTAAGACCTATAAAAAATAATTGTAAAGTAGGAAACTTTAAAACAAAAGCTGATAAAATGGTATTTAGTTTTAAAGATCAATATATCATTGTTGATGTAGAAGAACTGCATAGTTATATAAAAAAAAATAAATTGAAAGATGTACAATTAGAAGATTTAATGTCTAAATTAGATTGGAATATAATTATTAATAAATAATGTTAGAAAGAAAAATACATGTGTTTGATAACATAATAGATAAAAAATATCAAAATAAAATTAAACATATTCTTTTAGGAGATTATTTTCCTTGGTTTTTTGTAAATGATGTTACACACACAAAAAATAAAAAACAATTAAGGCCAGCTTTTAAACATTTTTTTGTGATAAATGAAAAAATAAATAGTGATTATCATCAGTTGGTATTACCGATGATTTTACAATCATTAAAAAAAATAAAATATGAACATAATAAAATATTGCAAGGAAGATCATTTTTACAAGTACCTTTAGCTATTAAAAATAAAAACATTGTAGACACACCCCATATTGATTTAAATAACGAACACTTAGTTGTTTTATATTATGTTTTAGATAATGAAGCTCACACTATAATATACAAAGATAAAAAATCATTAAAGGTATTAAAAAAAATACAACCTAAACAAGGAAGAGTGGTTATTTTTAATGGTAAATATTGGCATACCGCAGAGCAACCTAAAACTAAAAATAGATGTGTAATTAACTATAATATAATATGAATGTATTAGCTATTCATACATCTCACGATGGATGTATTACGTACGTAAAAAATAATAAAATTGTATTTCACACTCAATTGGATAGATACAATAGATTTAAGCACACTACATTTCCAGTTAAATCTATTATTAGTATAATAGAAAATTTACCCATAGATAAAATTATTATGACTTGCTTAGATATATCTTCTTCAATAGAAGTATGGGACAATGTTTTAAAGAAAGAAAGTAAATGTAAAAATATAGATATTTTATATTATCAACATTACTACCATCATTTGTTACATGCTTACTGTGCTTTAACTTGGGATAAAAAAATTAAAAATATTTTAATTTGTGATGGATCTGGAGCAAAATATGGAGATAATATTGAAAATGAAAGTTTATATTTTTATAATAAAAAATTAGAACATGTTTCAACTGAATCAAACCAAATTGGTTATAGATATGAAGAATTTACCACTAAACATTTTGATCATCCTTTAGATTGTGGAAAAACTATGGCGTGGAGTTTATATGATGAAAGACCAGCCAAAATACAAAAAAATTTTGAAGATGATATGACCAAACTTATAAATCAATGGGATCTTAAAAACAATTTACATTTTACTGGAGGATGTGCACAAAATGTTTTGTACAATTCTAAATTATTAAATAAAGTTAATAATCTTTTTTGTGATCCTTTTAATGGTGATTTTGGAATAAGTTTAGGAGCAGCTAATTTTTTTCTAGGAGGTAAAATAAAAAACAAAGAAATATATCTTGGTATACCACAAGATTTAAATTTAGATATTTTTATGAAACATAAAATTTATAATGTAACACCAGATGAAGTTGCTAAGGTTGTGTTAAATGAACCAGTTGCAATTTTTCAGTCTAGAAGCGAACAAGGTCAAAGAGGACTTGGAAATAGATCTTTGTTAATGAATCCAATACATGAAAAGGCTCATGACAAAATGAATGCAATTAAAAAAAGAGAATGGTTTAGACCTTTTGCCTGTTCCATATTAAAAGAGAAAGCAAAGGAATGGTTTGAAATGCCTATAGAAGAATCACCATATATGATGTATGTTTTTAACATAAAAAAGAAAGGTATATTGCAAACAGGTTTATCTAAAAATAATGACTCTAGAATACAAACTGTAAGTAAGAAAAATAATTTACATTATTATAATTTAATAAAAGCATTTGATAAATTAACAAATATTCCAATACTAATTAATACAAGTTTAAATTTACCAGGAGAGGTTTTAGTAGAAACTATGCAGGACTTAAAAGACTTGTTTGACAAGAGTAAATTAAACTATATTTATTTACCTGAAATAGGTAAAATGATTAAAAAAAATAACTATTAATATAATAAAAAGCATATATAATGAGGTGCTATGCTTCAAAAACTACAGTTTAAACCAGGT